AGGATAGCGAGAACCCATACGGAGTTCACGCTCTAGTGCCTGTGATTCAGCAAAGACTCCGTTAGGAAGTTCGATTGGAACTCTACGGATTCTCTCTGGTGTGTTAGATCGAAGCAAAGCATCAGGGCCAAGGGTAAATTCTTGGACATCTGGTGGGATAGCGATAGGTGCATTGACTGACTTCTTCGCTGCTTCAAGCTGAAGGAGTGCAAATCGAGCCTTAGCCATCTGAACTGGTAGGACATCATCGAACTGACCACGAGTTTGACCATCAACTGTTGGGCGTTCTGCTACATCTACAAGGATTTTACCTAGAAGATTAGGGGTATTTGCTAGAATTAAGTTATCTAACTCCGGCAAGAAGATCATATCTTGATATTTATCATGGTAGCGAACCATGGAAATCGTAGACTTCATACGATACTTGCTGTTGATCTGAGCTTTATACTCTGGATACTGGGCAGATAGTGACTCTGAATCAGACATAATGATCTGAGCCATTGAGGTTACAGAGCCAAAGCGATCCTTCTCAAAGTAAAGACCAAAGGGATTAAGCATACGAATGCGTGGATTGTTGGTGTCAAAGTCAATCTCAACCATACCTGCTGCAAAGCCATAGGTGTAATACCAGTCTGCTGCCTGATACATCTGAAGTTGTAGATCAGACTTGTTGGCATAGTGGTTGGCAATGCGTGTACGAATCTCAGCCTTTTTACGAGCTGCATCGGAGGTCATATTGGATGAGGCACAGTTAATTGCTGGAAGAGGGGCAGTTACCTCGGCAAGGTCACGAGCTGCAATGTCAACCATGTTAGCGATGAGTGGCTTCGGATACTCATCTGAGAACTGACCGAAGAATACATCTTGCATACGACCTTGACGGACAGCAAGAACATCTGACATACGGCGGTCACGATCCATGTTGCGTGTTTTAAGGCGTTCAACCTTAGCTGCAACTTCTTGAACTGAAAGCATTTTTCTCCTTATGCCAAACGGCGATCTGCGGCCCACTCATCAAGGTTGATGACCTGTCGCTTGTCGGCATCTGCTCGGGTGAGGAATTCATTGTGTACAAACTTTCCGCCATACTCACCAAATTGGCAGATCTCTCTTGCTCTAATCTCACAGAACCAGAGGGCCATAACAAGGTCTGTCTTGTTCTTAGTCTCTGGCGACCATGTAACTAACTGGTCAATAAGTAAGCGGATGCCTTCGTGTCGATCTGAAGGTAAGTGCATCAAGTTATCTCGATGGTGCTTACCATTGGATTCAACGCTACCAAATAGGGTAGCCATTGCAGCGACACCAAATCCAACATCCCACTTATTTCTAGAAGTAGTGTGTTCCCGAAGAAGCACACCACGACTTGCTAACCATTGCCGTAAATTCTCATCCTGTGTCAGATAACCCTGAAAGGCGTTTCGTTCAACCATCCATTCCGATGGTTTGTACTTTTCCGTAAATGTAGTGATGAGATCACGGATGGCTTGCGGTGACGGTTTAGTTATAGTCGCAGCATCGAGGATATATCTTTTCTTTCTCCTACGATCTACAGCTACAACAACTGCCGCCGTATCACCAACTATCGCTGGGTCAAGCCCTGCGATGATGGTGAGACCTTCTACTGTCTCGGGGTGTCCGGGGTTGCCCGGAACGATTGGCCCGATCATTCTCATTCTGTCGATAGAACCTTTAACGCAAGTCATGTTGAAGGTTGAGTCTTCATCAACATCTGCTTGCTGGTAAACCATCGACCAAGTCTTTGGGTCTAATGCACTTCTACGCATGGATAGATAATTGCCATCCCAGCGTGGGTATAGACCGTCTTCGTCTGCCTCTTCTTCGCTGCCCTGCCAAGGGCGGTCTGATTTAGGCCAAAGTGTTTTCCAGTTGTTCTGATCTTCTGCAAACTCTAGGACTGCTGGCATCGCCAGATATGTCCAAGGTGATTTACCTGTTGGGTAGCGTTCACCGTTACGGAGTTCTCTATAGAGATCAATGGAATCTACTCGAGTTCCAAGAACTAAAAGCTTGCCGGTAGGCCCGAGTCGAGTTAAGACTTCCTGCTGAATCCAACGAATCTGTTTTTCGTATTCGTGGGAGTTAGACATAGTCACACAGTCGTCTAGGATAATCAGGTCTGCTCTCGCACCGTATACCTGTCCTCCGATACCGATTGCTTGAATCGTAGGATCCTTCTGGTCTGAGTCACGCAGTTCGTCTCCGAGGTAAACTTGCGTAGCTTGCCATGTGGCTGACTTAGACTTAAAGCCTGAGCCAGCAGCGTAAGCCAGTTGCAGCTTCTGCCACGATGGGTGAGTCAGTCTCTGCTTAATAGCGTAGATAAATTCTGTTGCCTTCTGCTGTGACTTCGAGACAATCATAATACGGATGTTGGGATCCATACAGATCCGATATACCGGATAGTCAATCGAGGTAGTCATGGACTTGGCGTGTTCTGGGGGCACATTGACCAGCACATACTGTGGTCGACCCTTTTCATACTGCATCGAGTCATGCATCCACTCAGGGTCATTACCTTCAAGAAGGTTGATGATATTCATCTGATGTGGGAATGTGTCTGCTTCTAGGTACTCCTTGCGGAAAGTACGGAAATCCATCTCAAGGGATTCCTCTGACTGGATGCGGCCATGCTTTGATCTAGCAGCACGAACCTTATCGACAGTCTCTTTGAATTCTTTATCCGTGGAGCGGTAGTAATCCCACAGCTTTGCTGACCTGCCGACCTGCCGCATGGCATCTTCGACTGTGCAACCCTCTGTAATCAGACGGATTACTTTTGCCTTGATCTTGGCTGTCTCTTCTTGTTTACTCATATCTCTCCTCGCCAGCTTCGCTGGCGTGGTCGCCAAAGATTTTTCATTGGGTTTAGCGGTTCTGAAAAAGAACAGACTACTGGGCATTTACTAGGGGCTTCTAGGTCGCCTTTGCTCGCTAGGGCTCGCTCCGGCTCCCTAGAGCCGGTGTAGTCGTCTAATTACTTTAGCAAGTAATTATCCTCCTACTATATATAAGCCGGGATAAATAGGTTTTATCCCACACTATGCCCTGTGATTTGTATCACATTTTATCCATTGTGTGTAAAAGTCCTGTTCAGAGCCTATTTTACAGCTCGAGATCCTATCAAAAATATTTTTCTGGGTACATATATACAGGGGCCCCAGCCGCTTTAAGCACTCGGGTCAATTTGCCACCCCTGCGTGTCTGACCCCCCTATGCCGATAACTAACATTATGTAAAGCAACATTTACGGCGTGTCGGGGAGACTCGAGGCAGGGCAGACCCTCGGCAACTAGGCCTCTTTAAGTGTTCGCCGTTTAAGTAATCGCCTAAGACATAGGGCAGGGGGTCGAGGGGTCTAGGCATGGCAGGGGCAGGGGGCAGGGGCAGGGAATCGGGCAGACCTTGGGGGTCTTGGTCTCCTGGTCTTTGGGGTCTCCTGGTCTTTGGGTCTTTGGGGGTCTCCGGACTTTCGCCACTTTGTGAATCTTCTAAAGTCATTGAATTACGCCACTTTCAAGAGTCGAGGTGTCTCTCGTGATCCATAAGACTCGACCCCTCGAGGTGCTTGATTCTTTCGAGCTAAGGCCTCACAATTAAGCCGTGGGGGAATCTCTCCCTCACTCTTTACCTACAGAAAGAGAATCAACTCATGCAATTAGATACTCAATTACCTACTCACCTCGAGGCCGTTACTTGCCTCGATTCTCTGGTCTCTCGCTTTCAAGATTCTGCACCACTTGAAGAGACTGTAATTAAGACCGCCACTCTTGGAATCGCTAAGAGTGTGCAGGTTCGTGATTATGCTCTTGGCTCTATCGGTCTCACTCTCGACCCTGCCGATTCTGTAACTTTCATCAAGGCTCTCGAGGTATTAGGCGAGGCCTCTCCTGCTCTCTTGGCGATTAAGTCGGCTTATCTTTACGAGTTAGACGATTCAATCGGGGCGAATCTTGCACTCAATAAGGCTCTCTCTCTCGACCCTGCTCACTCACTCTCTCTCTTGTTACGCCGTGTCTTCTCTGCCTCTTGGCCTATCGGCTCACTCAAGGCCATGCGTGAAGAGTTGCACCCTAAAGTGGTCGAGGGCTTGGTCTCTCTTGCAACTGTAAGAGTGGGAGAGGGGGAATAAATGAGAATCGAGACCACAATTAAAGACCGCATAACTGGCGAGGTCTTGGTCTTTGCACCTCTATCCAAGACTCGACTCAATGCATTACTTAAGGCCTACTCTCGAGCAGGTATCGAGGCCGTAGTCGCTTAGCCGTAAAGTGGGGGAGAGGTCGAGAGGTCTCTCCCCTGCCTTATGTCTAAGGGAATCCCCTAGACATTCAACACCTACAGAAAGGCAAGACATGAACACAGAAACCAAGACACCTAAGAGCGTAGGGGCTTTAGCGTGGGCTTCCGATTCTGCCCCTACTTATTGCGAGGGAATCGAATCCCTTTATTCATGGGCTAGTAATTACCAAGACATGAAACCATTTAGAAAGTTGCTCGACCTCGTTGGCTATTCAATGCAAGAGTTCGCTCACCCTTTAGATAATTGGGCAGACCCTAGCGACTCTCTCGGGTTCGTTGAATTGGGCAAGATAGGCGAGGCTCTTATTGAATGGGCTAATCGCCCCCATGACTGCGAGGCTTGGGTCTCCGAGCTTCTATCCGTAGAGAGTGAGTTCGGTCTATGAAACTCAATAGAAGAGGCGAGATAGTTCTCGCCGTATCGCTTGGAATAAATGCCTTGATTCTATTGGCCTTGGCCATGTTCGCTTTGGATCACTTGAATTGGGTCGGTGATGGCTACTGCTTCAAGAGTTCCCTCGAGTGTTACTTTCCAGAAGAGGGGCGGTGATTCTTAGTGCCTACTTATCAAATGGAAGTGGTCACTCAGGTCTTGACCATAACTGCCGACAACATGGAACAGGCAGAAGAGAAATACGCTTCACACTTTGATTACAGCGAGCCTTGCCCATGCGGTGAAGGCGGTTGCGACTGCGTTGAAGACAGCGAAGATTGCTATCACATCACTACAGAATTGGGTGCAGAATGAAGATTCATACCAAGGCTAAGTGCCCCGAGTGTTCTCGGGTCTTTGATTTATTAGATGACACCGACTCGCAAGAGTGGGCTTATGGACATGACTGCGAGGTCTAATCATGGTTATGACTATTCATGCAGGTGACTGCACTACCGACTGCCCGACTTGCGTGGCGAATTGTGACTGCTCTAAATGTAGAGAGGGGGTGATTCAATGACAGTTCATAAGACTTGGGTCGTGATTTATTCCAGCGACCCTCTTGGAAACCATGACCTAGCGACAAGGCTCGAAGGCCTTGAGTGGTGGATTACCGATAGGGATAACGCCAAGGAAAGCAAGACAGCGACCAAGATGATTGACCTAACCCAACTAAAAGACTAGCGACATGAAGGGCAGGGAATAAACCCCCTGCCTTTCGTGATGTTCGTCTTGGACATCAACCAACCTACAGAAAGAAAGATAAATGAAAATAAAAGACAGCGAGGCAACTGCTATCCATGCGGATAACTTTGCCATTGAGTATAAATACCGCATGACTCTCGAGCATGAAGGCAAGACTTATTACTGGGTCGGATTCATGGGTGAGTATGGATTGCATGATGAATGGTATGACCATGAAGAGAAGAAGATTGTTCAACCTGAATGGGCTGATGATTTCGATTCTCTCTTTGACATCTGCGAAGATAAAATGGTGAGTGATAAGAGAAAGAGTGGCAGAACTGATTGCGGATACGAGGTAGAACAGGCACTCATAAAAGAGCTTGAACTACAGGGATTCCCTAGTGATCTGATTCGTCAAGTCTTGGCGACTTATCCGATTGACCGGATTATCTTTGACTCGATTCTTAAAGAGGCTTCAATTAAGATTGACGAACTACAGAAAGCCGAGGTGAAGTAATGCCTAGATTCGTAGTTATGGTTCACGAGGAATACGACAATAAGTGGGGCTTTGATGCCGACAACATTGAACACGCTAATCAACTGATTGAACAGGTAAAGGAAGGCGAACTTTCCAGCGAAGAGTTGCCAAACTTTTATGAGAAAAACTATTCAATAGATACGACTATCTATGAAGTGGAAGAGGTGGAGTAATGG